CGACCGGTGCAGGATCGGGTGGTTGACGTGGTGCCAGGTGGTGCGCGGTTTGCGGTCCTGCCGCTCGAAGTAGTGGATGCCATTGGCTTCCAGCCAGCGCTTCTGCGCGGCTGCCTGCTCGACCCCGGTCAGGTCGGCCAGTTCTGCGTCAGTCAGTAGTCTGTCCATTGCGTCCTCCGCTGGTGTTTCTGCGGCTGCGGTTGATCTGCCGCGATACGGCCCGCCAGTCCCAGTATTGCTGCTGGGCGGGGCGCAGCTGTGGCCGGGTGCGGCCGTAGAGCTTGGCATCTGCATGGGCGATTGCCGGCGCACCGGCAACGGCCAGGGCGAGTTTGGATTTTTTCACAGCAGTCTCTCCTGAATTACAGCCCTCGGTTCCGGTCGGTTTGTTACGGTGACCAGTTCAACGAATGGCTCAGGCTCATGGCTGTTGCAGATCTCGGTGGCGAACACCTCATGGCCGTGCAGATCGCAACGGCCGAAGCTGGTCTTGCCGTGAGTTTCGCCATGCCGGTCACGAAAGGGGCAGTGTTTGTCATTGTCGTGGCCGATGTGCTGGTAGTGCTCGCAGCTGATACATGAGCGAGGCATTTGCAGTAGTGGTTCGGCAACGGCCAGGGTGAGCTTTGACTTCTTCACAGTGACTCTCCTCTGTCGTGGATGTAAACATTCTGGATACCACCGCAGCACGGCTGCGCCCCGGCCAGTTTGCGCTGCTCCCGGGCCACCGCCAAATCATCGGTCTGGCAGTGGATGCACATGGAAACAGCACCGTGGCGGCCACCCTTGAGCCTGTACCGGACAACGTACCGGGGGCCGGTTGGCTGCTGGAGCTGCCGCAGCTGCCGGCGCATTGTCAGCGCGTTGCGGCGGGCCTGGCGGGCGGTGCGTTCGGTTTCGGTGAGGTTTGTCATTTCGTTTCCATCAAATTGCTAGTCCGATCTGTTCGAATCCATCCCATACGGCCGCGCTGTTGTGGGATTCAATGCGCTCAGCTATTACAGCAGCTCGCTGCGATGCTGTCGGCGCTGGATACAGCCCGAACCGAGATACACTCCCGCAGTTTACTGCAGCGTTGGTGCTGTCGGCGCTCGCAAGCGGTAGGCGGGTAAAGATTGCTGGGTCCAGCATGCGCAGTCCGTGTAGCTTGCATCGAGGTCGTCCATTGTCATCGCAGATGACGCGCATGGCTTCCGCCATACGCTGCCACCACTCCGGTGTGCCCGGCTTTGACCACTGGCCGGAACTGCCCAGTGCCACCCACTCGAACCTATCTACAAGCCATTCAAGCCATCCAAGCGATTCGTGTAGATGCCAAACAGGTACGCCTTTTACGCGACTGCCGGAGCGTAGCCATTTATGAATCAGTTCGACGTTGTCTTCCTCAGTGCCATCTATGACATCTGGGATCAGGCACCAGTCGAAAGATGGGTGGCAGCAAAACCTCTCCACCCATGCTAGATAGGCGTCAAAATCTACCCGGCCCTTCCCGGCCCTCCAGTGGCTGTACGCGCCGTTATCCAGCACAAAAGACTGGCAGCACTCCAGCACTGCCGGCAAATCGTCTGGTCGATAGAATGAGACAAGCGCATGTCGCCCCATCAGGAATCGCGCGGCATCTTGCCGGCTGCCTCCTATTGGTGTGCCGTGATAGTGAATCATTCATTGCCCCCGTATTCTCTGTATCAAGAATGAAAACATTCTTGAGCCAACAGCGCGGTGCGCCTTGCCTGGCGGGCGGTGCGTTCGGTTTCGGTGAGGGTGGTCATTTCGTCTTTTCCCATTCAGTACAGCGAACAACAACAACCCTAGCGCCCGCGACCTCCGCAGTCTCAATTTGGCGCATTTTTTCGAATTCCAGGTGGTCTCACCGGTCGTTTGCGCGTGCGCAGCTTGCACACATGCTGCCCTTTGGCTGATAACGAATGGTGATAATTTTCTCATCATCCTTCCACCGCTTGCGCAATTGCCTCGCGTAGCAGAGCAACTCAAGGCCGTAGTCCTCTGCAGATTGATCACTGCAGATCCTCTCAGCTACATAGTTTGCAGCACGCTCTATGGCTGCAGCATCACGCTCAGGGTCTCGATTGGCGTATTCCAGCGCTTTTCGCAACCGGCAGTTCTCTTCCGCAATACTGGAATTGTACTGCTGGAGTTTTCCGTATTTGCGGCGCAGGCGATCGTTATTCGCCCGCATTCGATCAATCGTCGCCTGCAGCTCCTCGTTATGCTGGCGCAGCCGATCAGCTGCCTGAGTGGTGTTCTTCTCGATGGCTGAGTCGATCAGGCTGGACACGATCTCAGTCAGTGAGCGCTGCTCATCGCTGAAGCCGGACAGGTACTGGCGGACGTTGCGGGCCTCTTCTGCGTCACGGCGGTTCTGGCGGATCTGTTCGAGCAGCATGTGGTATGTGAGATGATCTGCATCACCGGCTGCCTCAAGCAGCTGCGTGAAGTTTTCGTACAGCGCTTCCCGGTCTTCGCGCAGCGACCGCATGCGGAACGCGACCGGTGCGCTTGGATCGCCGAAGTCGCACAGGGCGTCTTTGAGTTGGTTTATGAGGAGATCACCTGTTCTGGCTTGGGTTGCCAGTTCCTTCTCGCACTCGATCAGTGTCTCGCCATACTCAGGCACCGGGATCGGCTCGCCTTCGGCATCGTGGTAGTGCAGCCCCTCGTTGCCATTCTGGCCGATCACATCAATGCGAGAGGTGCTGGCGCTTTTACCTGTCTGTGTCACTTGATCGCCCATTGCTTGATCTCCTCCTGGTTCAGTCTGTTACCTTTCATGTCTCGCCAGTCCGGGTCGCAATCCCGGTTCAGGACGTGGTTTGGGCGGATGCCCTCTACCTGTCGCCCGTCTGCCAGCTCAATGATGAGCGGGACGCCCGGGGTCGGCAGGGTGGTTGCCGGGTGGAACTTTCTCATTGCAGCGCCTTAATCTTTTCGTCAACTTTCTGGTAGTTCTTCAGCTTGTCGATGGCCATGGTCTTCACATGGGCCGGGACCGGTTTGGCACGGAGGATGCCCTGGTCAATGTCGAACACCCGGTGTTCGCCGGTGGCCTTGTTGATGATAAAGACGCGGCGGGTCGAGTCTTCGTGACCGGCGATAGCCCACTCATCGTCTTGCCATACGGTGGCGTCCGCTTCTCCGCTGGTCACCATTTCGCAGGCGTCATCCAGTGCCAGGATCAGCTCTTTGTTGTGCTCTTTGAGCTGGCGCTCGGATGCCTTCAGCTTCTTGAGCTCTGCGTCACGCTCGCTCAGCTGCTTGCGCTGACTGGCTATGGTGTCCTGCTGGGTTCGGTTCTTTTCCTGCAGGCGCTTAACCTGCTTCTGCAGGCGATCCGGGTTCATCTGGCGGTAGGTACGGATCTGGGTGTTGAGTTCGCGGATCTGATGGCGCAGGCTGTCGATGGTGGTTGTGGCCTTTTCGACATTGGTGTTGTTCTTCGCCAGCATCTTTTCACACTGGTCCTGGTAGTGGTCGGCCAGCTGCTGGAGCTTGTCTGCATTCTCAGTGGCGATCTGCAGGGCCTCTGTCACCTTTGCGTGTTCGGCCCGGGCCTTGGCCAGATCAGCCTCTGCTTTTTCGGCACGTTCCACGGCAGCCGGGTAGCCGTTCCAGCGCTCGATCATGCGCTCCAGCGGCTCCTGCTCCGCCTGCCGCTTGATGGTGCTGATCTCTTCGGTGTGCGCAATGCGCTGCTGGCGCAACTGGTCCTTGAGCAGCTGGACCTCGAACTGTTCCAGCGCAGCAGCCTGTTGCGCAGGGCTTGGCTCTGTATGGCGGGTGAGGGTAGTCATCTTCGCTCTCCTTACTGATGGGCGCTACAAACAAGGGGCATGCGCAGCCAGTGCAGGCTCATGCCATCGCCAGACAGCGAGCGCTCGGTCATCTCCATGCGTTCACGCTTATCCAGCTCGGACTCTGGGCTGGAGATTTTGGCACTGATGTACTTCTTGCTCTGCCGCTTGCGCTTGTTGTTGACCGATTTAATCTTTGCGGCCTTGCGCCTTGCGTCTGCGACACGTTTCCCGCGCTCGTTCGTGTCGATGCCCAGTTCGTGCGCCAGTTCGTACAGGTGGCGCGGCTGGGCGTGACACTCGACTCGGATCTCTTCAAACGTCAGCTTGTCGTCCTTCAGTGCAGCGATCGCCTGGTCACGGAACGGGGCGAATCTGGCGTCAGACTTGCTTCGCTGGCTGTTTGCTTTGCGGGCGGTGCGGTTCATGCTGCCTCCTGCTTCAGAACGATGTCGATGTTGGTATGGATGACTTCAAACTCAATCGCCCATACCCAAGGGTTTGCGCTCCAGATTTCTGTGCCGTTGATTTGCTCCCATAGCCGTCGGAATGCACGGCGGGGTTTCTCGTACCAGCCAGCATAAACAGCGGCCTCAGACGTGGAGTCATCACATCCCTCTGCCCTGGCATCCTCCTCGCTGATATCCTGCAGCCGCTCCACACGCACATTGGTGATTCGCTGCGTCAGGCGGCTTGCCCAGCGGGGCATATGGATTGACGGGCGGGAAGGGCGCGGATACCCCCAGCTTGCAACTGATCCAGTGAATGGGTCGATTACAGTCTTCTCATCAGCCGAGTAACATGAGTAATGGCCGTCGCCCTCGGTTGTTTCACGCACCCAGAGTAGGTCGCCTACCTTTCCAAAAGGGCAGAGTGATTGGTATTCATCGTTATAGTTCTGCATGCATTCCGCTTCCGTTTTGCCAAACACACCAAAACCCCACTGCGGGTGCCGTTGCGCAACGGAAATGTATTCCGTCCCATCCATGGTTTTTCCAGGCTGTTGCCAGACAGGAACCAAGCGTCGCGTCTGAGTCTTCCGGCCATCAAGTAAGGCCCGGACCATATCGCCGTTGAACAAAATCGGACGCGCCTTCATGCGGCCTCCCCGTCAGTTTCCCGCTCAAGCTTGTAATCTGCTGATCCGCCAAAGGCTGTAACAAGCTCGGTGATCAGCTGGGTAAGGTGTGCGTTCCAGCGCCACACATCTGCAAGGATGGCGGCCTGCGCATCCTCTGGCGATTCGTCCAGCAGCTGGTCGATGTACTCATCAACCATGCGCAGCCGGTGAATGCTCAGGTCTGAGTGCAGCATGAAACGGTATTGATCAGCCCAGGTCAGCGCCAGCCGCTTTACGATGTACCCGCCTGTAATGTGCGCGGTGATCTCATCACTAAACAGATCCTGACCCTTTGCGGTAATGCGCCCTGCATCTGTCATTGGGTCAGTCAGCATGCATTCGTCTTCAATGGTGAAGCCCTTGGCCATATCACCCTCATGCAGCCAGTAGGTCATAACCTGGTCTGCACTTTTCTCTGTCTGGATCAGTGACACCTTGAGCGTTCCCAAAGCATGGCGAAGCTGGTTCAGCAGGTTTTCAGCTTTTGTGTAGCTGGGGGCGTCAATGAAGATGTAGCCGCCTGCTTGGTTGATCAGGGCATTAGTGGTGCGAGTCTTGTTGAACGCCCTGGGCAGCATGTCGAGGACCACTTCATCCTTGAGCTGCTGTCTTTCCTTCCGGTAGACCTTGCGGCTCTGTTCGGCCTCAATCTTGGCAACACGCTCTTCCAGAGCTTCACGGACAACGGAGCCCTTCAGATCGGCTTCCTGCTCTTTCAGAGCGATCAGCAACATGCCGTTGCTGTCGATCACCAGGGTTTCTTCACCGAACACGCCTGGAGCCGGTTCTGTCCAGCCGGATCGGCTGAGCTCTGATGCCTTGCGCGGTGTGAAAACGTGTTCACGCAGGGCTGATTCCAGCTCGGTTACAGGAGGGAGGTCTGAAACGGTATATGCAATGATGTTTTTTGGTGCGAACATGGCTTTCTCCTTCAACAATTCCTTACCCAATCCTCAGCCCCGGCGATCTCATCACCGCCCCGGGCTGTCCACTTGGACCCATCCGGGCCTACTGCCATAACGCCCGGCATCCACTTTTGGGGCTCGCCAAGCTGTTCCATCCAGCCGGTTGGCACGCCGCCGTTCAGGACGACATAGCCGCCATTCAGCCGCTCCCGCTTCCGGTACCGGTCTGCAGCCGCAATGGCCGAATCATCACCAGTTGTCCGGCGTGCCCTGTCGAACTGGTCAATGGCGATATCCGCAGCGGACAGGACTTCATCAATGGTCAGGTCGCGCACGTCCTTGGATGAGCGCTTCAGCTCCTGTGCCAGCAGCATCTGGTATTCAGCGTTGCTGTCGATGAAGCGGGCGATCTCTGCCAGCGGGGTCAGCACGTTGAGTGCTTCGCTCAGGGTTTTCATCACCACTCCTCCAGCATCTCTTTGAATACGGGGGCGATTGGCTGGCGCTTGATAAAGGCCCAGAAACAGAAGGTCAAAGTAAACACAGCCCATCCGGCAGTGAGCGCCAGCAGGGGGGCAGTGAACAGCAGGATGAAGGTAAAAACCGATTGTGCGTCCATTTGGGTTCTCCTGTTTCTTGACGGCTTCCCGCTCGGTGGGGTTTGTTCAGTTGGA